AGCAAGCTGATCTGCATGCGCATCCGTTACGAATGTGCTTAGTGCAGTAGCAGGGTCTCCGGCGTCAGCCGCAGGCCGTGCAAGCGGGAAGATGTAATGTACATAACATTGTACATCGAAACTTGGTGTGATCCCATCACTGGGAACATACGTAAGTTTCACATCCGCACTGTGCCTCTCGCGAGGTGCAGCTTTGGATCCTTCTTCTCGGTGCTTGATCTTAATTTCACCTTTCACGTTATACGTGGCATCCGATTGGCTGCCTCGATAAGTGACACCAAAAGCGTCCTGGTTTGCTTGTGAGCAAACCATCGCGCCGATGGAAGTGGTGATCGTGAGTGTAGTGGGTAGAGACATTTGTCTTTTCCTTAGTTTGTGCCTTAGTGTAGAGCTCTTAACGGCTCCTTCTATCTTCCTAGCCATTTATCGTAAAAGGTTTTTAACCCTGCACGTTTAGTAGCTAAGCTGATCCCTAAGGCGATCAAGTTGATTGCTTGAGTTTCTGAAAAGAAACTGAAGTTGACTAGAGGCCCACCTGATGTATAATTATAGGTCCAGCGTGATTGTTGTTTCGTAATCGTCTTCGCAGACGAGTTCGGAGTACTAGTCACATCTGGTCTATTGTTAATCCATCCTTGGTAGGTATTAGTCGAGAGGCGTTCTTCCATGATACATATGTGTCGTGGATCGAACTCCATAGTTGCTTCTCTCGCGAGAAGCGCTTCCTGTATGTTTACGAAATAGTCGACTGCCCACGAAAAGGGAATGATTTCCCAGACCGTGGAACGATCGAGTTCTTTCGAATCCAATACCTCCAAATCCAACACGACTTTTAAAGCCTTGTTGAATTGGGCTATTGGTTCTACAGGAATTTCACCTGGTTCCTTTGGGAACCATCTTACGGAGCCCCAAACCTTTAACCTATGCGTATTATGCGCATATGCGTAAAGGCTGGCGCTACCCGTGGTGTCTATGCCATAAGGCACGTTTCTATCGGTAACTTGATTCCGATATAGCGCGACTTTGGTTCTCGCAAGACCATGTTTACCTAAGAGACTATTGTATTCACGAATTCGTGATTCAATGCTCTTAGTTATCTTCGACAAAGCTTTTATGTCTGACAAAAATGGACTCCATCCAAATGTATTTTGCAAATGGGCGGAACTCCATAAAGTTGTTAGAGTTGAAAGATTTAATCTTAGAAGTGTAATGGTCTCCACCAACTCGAATACCATAACTGGTACCGAGACTATTGGTCGGTTAGGCGAAGTGCGAGCCAGAAGCTTAGCAACGTACAAATTATAATAGTACTTTGTTTTGTCCTCTGCCACATTATGCCAACCGATATTAGGTGCAGCTGTCTTATTAACGATCGCAGCGGCTTTACCATGTAAGGTATCGCCGCCCCGGTTTGGTCTATTGTAGTAATAGACGTCACTGGTGGTCTTAATATGATAGAAATCAGAAGACTCAATCAGATTAGTATCTGGATCCCGATCTTTATTTATAAAATCA